ACTAAAGATGCGTGACTGACCAGAAATAACGTCAGGACAGTAGCCACCAACGCAATGGCCCATCGTGTCGCCTTCATACTTGAGTGCGTCTTCAAGAGCTTTATATCCTTCCCCACCTTTTCTGTTATAAAAACGCAAAAGCGCACTTTCTGGAGAATTGGTTGCCTCGATTTGTGTAATGCCTTTAGGATCAGAAACTGTATGCAAAAGCCCATATCTTGGATGATCAATAGTATCTAGCTTCATGCCCTCTGGAAGAGTGTAACCTTCAGGTACTGTTTTTGGACTGGTCAACTCAATCCACTTGTGGCCAGTTGGATACTCTTTAACCGTTGGCATACCCTCAGTCATCTTGATCTGAGCTTCAGCCATCTTCTTAGCCATCTCTTGGTCGTACTCATACGCACGACGCACAGCCTGCTCCATGCTGACATTCTTTAGGCTTTCAGGGCGTAGGCGACCACTTTCTAAGTCTTGTTTGAGAACATCCATAATGTGGTCAAAACCAAGGTCTCTTGACATTGAATCCATGTTTTCAGGATAGTAGACTGGCGTGCTAGGATCAAGTTTTGTCAACCAAGGATTGTCAGTTACCGTTGACTGGTAACCTTGACGAATTTCTGTGGGTGTCAACGGCCTTGTATGTTGCCCTGCTGTTCCAACATTCAGCATCTCATCGGCAATCCTTTCCCAACCTTTGGCGGTATTTGACACCCCAAAATCACTAGGATTAAAACCTGCAAACATACGCTTTACTCCAAGTTCTTTTGGCAAGAATGTATTGGCAAAATCAATTTCATTGGCAGGCATATGAGTAATACCTTGCTCTGCCAACTTACGCACTGGGTCTTCAGGTGTACCCATTTCTTTCTTAACGTAATTGGTCAGATTCTTATCAATCCACTGATTAAGTGCTCCCTTGGGTATATCAGCTTCTCGATTGTTCTCAAGATGTTGGGCAATACGCAAACTTGCTTCATCACCTTTTTGCTTTAAGTTTTCAATCCTAGCTTCTCTGGCTTTTTCAAATTCTGGGCCATGAAAATATCTGACATTCTTTATAAGATCGGATTGCTTTAAACCTTCTAAAGCCTTCTCAACATTACCGTTTAGCCAATTGCCACCTTTAGGCTTAATCACCCCAGCCATGCCAGAACCAACGTGAGAAGGGTTAAACGCTCCAGCCATCTGCTCCATGGTAGGTGCTGGCAGGTTTTTAATGTATTCGCTGGGGTCAGTAACCAAACGCTGAATGTTGCCTGGCACAGCCGCCACAGTAGACAATGCACCCTGAACATTGCGTTTCAAGTTACCAATTGGATCAAACGGTTCATTGGGTTGGTTGGCTTGTGCTCTGAGCCAATCGAGTGCGGAGTTATCAGCCATTCTGACCTCGTAGGGTGGGAATGCCCACATTATGACTGGGTTTTGTCCTTGGGTCTAGCTTACTGAGCATATGGATTACCACGCTTCCTTGACCGTCCGCTGTCCGCAAAGTCCTCTTCGTCATAAGGCTCTGGTGCTGGTCCGTCAATATCCAACCATCCGCTATCCCTCAAATACCTCAGCGCTTGGGTCATGGCGTCCACATAGTCGTCATGGGCTGACTCAGGGAACGAGCAGATCTGGCTGACCATGCCCTCGGCCCAGTCCTTCACAAATCCCTTGTTGTTGGCGCTTTCAGGTATCCATACGCGGCCATGGGCAATGATGTTGGAGACAATGCTCAGGCGTTGGACCTTATCTGCTCGGCCAGGGTTATAGCTATGCACAGGCAAATGCGCCCTCCTCAAGTCTTGTATAAGACTGATACCCGCCGCTTTGTCCTCCACTAGAATCAAATCAACCCGCTTCTTGTTCTTTCCTTCACCAAAGGCAACCTCAAACTCTTCTTTGACCTTTGGGCGCAGATCTGGGTACTGGAGCCTGTCTTGCCAGCAGTCGATCACCATCACGCTCATAGGCCCGTCTGTGGGCTTGAACACTCCAAAAGTAATGGAGGCTGTGGCATCGTTGACAGTCTTGTCAGTGAAGGCGCAATCGTAAGACTGTAGGATATACTCGAACTTGGGGAACTCCCGTCCATTTGGCCAGAGCTTGAACATCTTGCGCTTAATGATACCCGTGTCTTCAGGGTCCAGAATCTCCGCATGAATCTCTTGACGGCCAAGCTTGGTGCCCTCATAGCTGAGAATCTGCTTCTTAAAGCTGGGGGCCAAGTTGTCGATGTTGGCATAGGTCGAGGCTGTGGTCAGCACCACGTCGTCTCCATCCCTGCCCACCAAGTCAACGATCAAGTCCTTTGGCTGGGGAGTTGTCGTCGCAATGATCATGGTCCGCTTGCCCAAGCGCACACCGAACTGAATCTGGTCCCAAGCCTCTGTGATGTAATCCCATGCGGCCAACTCATCGGTCCAAGCTCCGTGAAATTGCGGGCCCCTGAAACGTGAGGGCTCTGACGCTGGGATGCCAATGATCAGCGACTCATTGATCAACTGGATCTGGCTGATGGATTTGTTGTAATCCTTTATTAGTACAGATGGTATGACAGAAAGCAAACCTGAGTCACCTTCATAGCAAGTGCCCCTGACGTCTGCGCTAGTTGGAGCGGCCACCAGCCACCGAGTCTTGGGTTGACTCCATGCGAGCCAGCCAATCGTTTCTGCGGCCAATCTGGTCTTGCCTGCACCTCGACCCGCAATCACAGCCCAAATGCTCCACCAATCACCTGGGGGCATGATTTGATGGTCATGAGCTGTGGCCAGCCAACTCATTCTCCAATTGAACACGGCCAGATCAACAGGCGAAAGCTTGTCCAAGTGACCTTGGATTTCTGGGTCTTCGAGCGTTACTTTGATGTCTTGAAGGAAATCAACCTGCATTTTGTAGCTGGCGTTTCATTTCCACATTCTGGATCAGCTTGGTCAGCACCTCACGCGCTGTGACGTCCACAATTTCGCCCTGCTTGTCTTCAATGTTCTGCCTGACCATTTCCCCATACTTCTTCGGCCTGAGCTTCATGGCCGTCCATTTACGGGCATCTATGCGGTTTTTCTGCCATTGTACATAGGCGCTGTGCATCTGCATCTCGATCAATTCCCCCGTCCGCTTATCGATAATCGGGTTCATTTCGGGTGTTTCGTCAGCAATTGCTAGGATTTCATCAGCCAAAGTATCGGCTTGTTCCTCACGAGCGCGTGCGTATTGGTTGCAGAACTCTTCATTTTTCATCAACCAACGGTAAATCGTAGCCCTATCTGGCATTTCTTCATCTTGAGTAATTGTCCTTAGACTTTCCCCTTCGGATATACGCAGACAGATGATTTGAGCAATGTGATCGGAGTAAATTGATGGCCGACCCATTGGTTTTGGTTGTTTTGTGTCAGGCATTCCCTTATCCTTTAAAAGTCTTATGCACTGGCTTTAGTTTAACTTAATCCCTTGGGATTTGCTATCCCTGCATGAATCTGTCGTTCAGGCGCTTGTTTGAGGCTTTCTGGGCGGCCAATTCTTCTGTCAGCGACGCTACCTTGTTCTCCAGGTATCTGAGCTTGGCCTGGGCGTATTCCACCCAGTTCATCCAGTCTTTGTCTGGGATTTCTTCTAGCCTTGGCATCCGCGGCGCGATTTGGTTCTCAGCTTTGGTCTTCACTACCTTTTGCGCGGTGACTTTCTTAGCAACTTTTTTGGTCGCAGGCGTCTTTTTCGCGGCAGTTGTGAGCTTTTGTGTCATCTTTAGTTCTCCATATTGTACCACAGTGGGTGCATTTGTAAATAAAATCAACTACAACTTCAAGCCTTCTGTTGCGTACTTCACCCCTCATTTTGGCGTTATACGTCTTGATCTTCTCTATCATTGTCTCTGTGTTGGTATACGGTTCAGAATCGATTCAGCCAAATCAAGGTGTCCTGCTTCCTTCACCATGTCCGAGCAAGCCTGTCTCTCAATCATTACGGCGGTCTTTGATGTATCGATGGCCACTGCCATGATCTCTGCCAACTTCTGGCTTAACTTCTCGTTAAACTCGTTCTCAGTATACAACTGTTGGCCTGTTCCGCGAGCCAAAAACTGACGCTGGAAGTCACTCATTGGTTTACTCATTGCCTTGCTCCTTTAATTATTTGTTAATCATTATACCAATAGTTTTCTACCCAGTGCTCATACCATCCCCACATAAAAATCCAATTCCAATATTTCTCTCCAAATATGTCTTGGCTCTCAAATGTGTTTTTTGCTACGAACAAACAAAATTCTCTTGATGGTGGATTTTTGATCATTTCTTCATGCTCCGAATGTGGATGGTGAACGATGCAATGGTGTCCTCCCCAAAACCTTTGAACTTCTCAATCTCTTGGGCCACCTCGTCTAATACTTCGTTACGCTTGTAATTCTCATATGCAACATCAAAGGCTTTACTAGCTTGTTTCATCTCTTCACGCAATGCTTCTTGTATTTCTATAATTCTCTTTTGCTCAAGCTCGATGCGCTCGAACTCTTCGTCTTCAGGTGTTTTCATTTTTCTCTCGCTTTCATCATTGCGTCTGCAAACTGATATGCCGCTTTTGCCGCATCCATTGGATATGCTCTGTTGTCGGGCATGATTACTGGTAAAGCAAGACCAGCAAACCAGTCTCGCAAATCCATGCCGCCTTGAATAATTTGTGGGTATCCTTCATTCATTGATGTTGGAAATGCTTTCATGTATTGCGTTCCTTCAGTTCGGCTTCTATGGCTCGGTAAATATCTTTAATTTGAAAAGTTCCCATAAGCCGAATTTTTAACACTCTATGCAAAT